TTTAAACTATTTTCTAACATATTGATTTTATTAGATATCTTTTTTAACTTTTTTAAAGAAAAGACTTGACATAGTCTCCTGATAGGTGTAATGTAATAACCATGAGTGAGAGAAAAAACATAAAAAAAGGAGACAACAGCATGGAAAAAGCACTTAAAAGAATAGGGAAAGAATGGGAAGCAAATGGACATCATAGAATATATTTCAATGCTGTGAAATTTGCTGGAGTTGAAATCAATCGCTACAATGCAAATTATTACAATAATAAGAACTTTGCTGTTTGGTATGATTGTAATTCTGAGAGATTTGAATTTAGAGCTGATGGTGTTGAGGACGATGCATTGAGAGCAATTGAAAATATTAAAACTGTCATCTAAGGAGAGACGCTATGAAAAAAAGACAATTCGGAATTTTTTACAAAGACGATTCATTCTCAACCACCCCGATCGAAACAGGGACAGAGGGAGAAATCGCAAATTTATGGAAACATTATGGAATTCGTCAATTGGAGTTAAAAATCAGGCCGTTGGATGATATTTTTGGAAACAGAGACGAATGGATGCTTGCGTATAATTCTAACACCGGAAAACCTTTGAATCAACTTGTTTGTATAGGCTATTAAAATGAAACCATCAAAAATCAAACAAGCCCGGCTAACCCTGGGCTTCACCCAACAGAAAATATCAGGTATCATGGGAATTCATATCAAACTCTGGCAAAAATGGGAACAGGGAAGTCAAGGTATATCAGCAGCACCCGCAATGTTTTTGAGACTAATATTGGTTTTGGCTAAAATGGGGATACTTGAGAAATGCTTAAAAAGGATTGAAAATGACAACACCAAAAAGCTTTAAAAAATCTAACAAAAGAGGTAGAATAATAAGGGTTTGTAAAAAATCAATAGCATCGGAAGCTATTGGGAAACTTCAAAAAAATACCGATACATTTATTTTGACATTCGGTCAATTTTCTTTGATTGATACACTCACATCTATTTTAGATCAAACCGGACCGGCCCATGTAACAATAAGCACATGGACGGCTGCCAATGCCGATCTTGAGAGATCGGCCAGCCTCATGGCCTCATCTGAAATTCTGTCGTTACGAATGATAGTTGATAATTTTTTTAAAACACGCCAGCCCAAGTATTTTTATCACATGATAAATTTATTTGGGTCAAATAGTATCAGGCAGATGAAAACACATGCAAAATTTATTATTGTCCAAAATGATCAATGGAATATTGTTGTTCGAACATCCATGAATTTAAATAAAAATCCACGCCTCGAAAATATAGAAATATCTGAGAATAAAGATTTTACGGATTTTTTTAATAAAATTGTGGACGAAATTTTTAATGAAATAAAACCAAATGAGGTAAAAAAAAGTATTCTTGATCTTAAAAATACAGAAGAACAAAGTTTATTTAAAGAAGTTTCAGCAAATTTCATCAAGAGGAGTAGTTTAAATGAGCCAAGATTTAGCCACGAAATTAAAGAAAAGTAGCTTATTGAAAGCCGGTAAGATGGTCGATGGTAAAACTCCAAGGGGAATTATAGAGCAATTATCGAAACAGATCGCAAGGTGTGATGAAGCCTCAAGGAGAATTGAAGAAGAGGGGATTGTTGTCCGGGACATGAAGGGATCTGTAATCGCACACCCCGCTATTAAGATTGAGATTGCAGCGGGTAAGATTATCGCTGATCTTGTGAGGATGTATGGAAGATCCGGAGTAATTGAACTTTAAGGAAAAGGAAAATAAAAATGCTTAATCCTTTAAAAAAAGAACGCTTCATAGTTTGGCACAATGATACTGCTGATCGTGTGATTGTTGAAAGAAATTGGTTCCAACGGTTGTTGTATCCTATTTGTTTTGCAACATGTACCGAGATCATGAAGTCAAGTCAGATTAAAATAAAAATAAATTCTGCTGAAAAGTTTGTTGAGCATATAAAATCACATCTTGCAGATGATGAATATGTAGTTTGTAAGATATGTGGAAAATCCGTTGAAGAAATATATATAGATTCAACTAACTAATATATATAATTTAAAGGCATAATAATGGCAGTTGAAATAATATTAGATTCAAAGCAAAGGCAAACATACTGCTTAACGCTTATAAACCAGACTAAGATTGACGGGTCAAAGACTCTTGTTCTGAAGAATACCGACAAAAGCCCTACGGTCAGACAGCAAAGACTATGGTTCTTGTGGTGCAGTGAAATAGCTGTATCAGGCTTGGGTCAGGATGATGATAAGAACTCGGTACATATAAGGGCTAAATGGCAGTTTGTAAGACCTATATTAAGACGGGATAGTGATATGTTCAGGCAGATATATGATGGCTTTATGGATACTGTAAAGCATTTACCTGACAGGGCAGAAAAATGTCAGGAGTTTGCCCGGGATTGGATCAGCACCAAGAAACTAAACCGGCTACAAAAGGCAGAGAGCTTGAGAGAATTACAACTGTTTTGGACAGGGCAAGGGGCGTGGTTGACTGATCCTTCTTTGCAAGGTCTGGAACATTATGGATTTAAGAAGGGGGAGTTGTGAAAATAAGCCTTTTGACTGATGCCCCATTGGCTCTCGACTTCGCAAGGCCAATAATATTGCTGCTACGGACAAGCCGCAGAGCAGGCCAGAAAAGAGCTTTAGAAAAAAGACTTGACTTTAATCAAAGGGTGTATTATAGTGTTTTATCTTCAATGGAGAAGATTCTAATCTAAAGAGGTGGTTATTATGACGTTTAGGCAAAAAGTTTTAAAACTTGCAACAGAGTTAAAAGCTGCGGTGACTGTAGACAAAACAGAAAATGAGTTTGATATAGAAGTTCTCGCACCGGCTGGCTTCTATTGGGCAGAAGGTGGGGATTGTCATATACTCGTAGCAAATAAATACTACACTGAAAGTATTAAAACCGAAAACCTTTGGAAAGACCTTTATTTAAGAATGTCTGAAGGTTTAGAAAATTGTAAAAATCATAAATGCGAATGGGCGTAAACTATGGATGAATCTTTATATGATAAATGGGTAGAAGAAGAAATAGAAGATATGCAAACAGCATTATTGCATCGTGGTGTTGATGGATTGTTTTTTGAGTTTGAACGATGGGTTAAAGAAAATTATAACGTAACCCAAAAGGATAAAAAAATATGACAAGAGGTGGGCAAAGAAAAGGTGCAGGGCGAAAGCCCTCACCTGACAAAAAGAAAGGCTATTCGACTAAGCTAAGATCAGATCAGATTGAGTGGTTAAAGGCAAACAAACCAGCCGCACAACATATTGAAAAAGCACTTGACGAATATATCAAACAGAAAAGCGGCATAACGCCGCCAATAAAAAGATGAAGATAGGTATCGCTTCGCTCACTACTTATCTTTGCATTATTTTTCTTGGAGGCTTCGATGAAAATTGTAATTCGTATAACCAGAACGAACAAGGCAGAGGCATACACCGAATACACATCAACCGGGGTAATGCCATCTATAAAAACCAAAACAACTTTTACCACTGTTGATATTCCTGATGATGATGACCGATTCGTCTTCGACAGCGTTTCAGTAGAGGAGCAGGAAAAATAATCAGCCAATACACCGGGCAGCTACGCGTATTATATAGGAGCGCAAAGTATGGATAAAATAACAGAGGATTTTTTAAAGCATAGCAATATTAAAACATCGCTAAAAGGTATGGACAACAACACAATATGTAAGATGATATTAACTCATGTATGGTGCAGCTTAGACAGTACCTCTATAGAAGCTGCTTTATTAGGCGAAGCAATTCATAGGCTTAAAGAGGCTGATAAAAAATACGATTGTTCAGCATGGCATGAAGCCAATCAGGATAAAGACGATATATGCTGCTATTGTAATAAACCTCTTAACCCAGATTTTTAACCTTATGCCGACAGGAGAAAAAATGGATTTTGAACAAGAAAAAAAAGAACACCCAGACGAACAATGGTTCTGTTCTGCTTGTGGTGCAGAAAATTACGGTCTTGCATATTGGTGCATTAAGTGTGGTGCATTCCCACAAG